GTGGAGAGCTCGTAACGGCTATGGTACTATTAGTCTCTACGTTAGAAGCTCGTATGCTGTAGGAATCAGTGCGGACCGTTGGCGAAGTAGCATGAGGCCATTGTTCGAAAGAACAATTTCCACATCTACCCAGCCTTCGGCACCAATCTGATCTGCCCACAGCGAGTCTTGAAACGTAGGGATGAACGTACCATAAATAGCATCATAGTAAGCTGGCACTACCACGCGGATACGCCTCGCAAGAGGACGGTCTCCGTTAGGTATTGTCGGCAAAACTTTGGTGCTTTGCTTGAATTGTGACTTTGTCATGATTCGGGATTGCTTGTGCGAGTTCGGTTGGACTCTGAAGTGTATGCATGCCTAAGCAGGATTACCTTATGGTACCTACAAAAGGCTTAGATGAAAGTAAAATCATCGCTGCACTGCTTCAGAGCGTCTCAAACGCGCATGGAGTAGTGTTCAACACTCGCAGTTTACGACTTACCTTGCAAAAGGTAGGTTGCAGACTGCATGCAGAAGGATTAGGTTTTCTAACGAAAACCTTGCCTCGTTTGGGCAAGGCCTTTGACAAGGCTCTTGCAGGAAATATTCCGCTGAACTCTGTCGAGTTGGGGTTTGACCCCCTTCCAGACAGTAAACTACCGAGATTTCTCGGTGAGTTCTTCAGTAGAGTACTCCGACCAGACGGGACACTCCTTCCGCAACCGTGTGTACTAAGTGTCAGCGTAATTCGGGATGTCTTATACCTGTTTTACAAGTATGAGCTCCCTTATTCCGATGAACAGGAACAAACAGTCATCAACCGCTTCAAAGAAACGGAAAATGACCTTGTGGCGTTGGGGTCTGCTTTCAAGAAATTGGAAGCAGATCTTAATCATAACATATCGACTGGTCTTAGACGTCGTGAGACGTCTTCGCAAGCCGAAGTGTTACGTGAGGCTCGAATTCTTTTATCAAAAGTTTTCGAGTACTTTGACCCTTCGAACGTCGTTCCCAGGCATGGCCCTGGGGTTGTTGCTACAAAGCAACGCCTCTGGGGCAAGTATGCATGGGCGAACGTTTCGAGTCGTATTACAGACCTCTATCCATTCGATGCGTATTTTTGCGCCTCGTTAGGACATGTCTGTGATTCCTATAGCGGCTTTGTAGCCGTTCAGGACAAGGATCTTCCGGCTCGAGTAATACTCGTTCCGAAAGATTCACGTGGCCCCCGACTAATATCTTGTGAACCCGTTGATTTTCAATGGATTCAGCAAGGTTTGGGAAGGGCTATAGTCACGTTAGTGGAAAAGCACGAGTGCACAAAGCACAACGTGTTCTTCACAGATCAAACTCCGAACAGGATAGGAGCCCTATGGGGCTCTGAATCCCTTCGGTATGCGACCCTTGACCTCAATGAGGCTTCGGATCGAGTAAGCGTTGATCTAGTTCGCCTACTATTCCCCAGTCACGTCTTTACGTTTCTGGAGGGTTGTAGGAGTTCATCGACAGTGCTCCCTAGCGGTGAGGTTTTGAAGCTTGCTAAGTTTGCGCCAATGGGAAGTTGTTTATGCTTCCCTATATTGGCACTTACTGTGTGGGCTATCCTCACTGCCGGAGCACCTGACAAGGATACCAGAGATGGTATCTTAGTGTATGGAGATGATGTCATAGTCCCTACGGCTTACGCCGCAGACGCTATGGAACACCTCGAGTCATTTGGGTTGAAAATCAACCGTGACAAGAGTTGCATCAGTGGACTCTTTAGAGAGTCGTGTGGCATGGACGCCTTCCAAGGTGTCGCAGTCACTCCCGTCCGCTTGCGGACGGTCTGGTCATCATCTCGCCGCCCTGACGTTTATACGAGTTGGATCGCATATGCGAATTCCTTCTACGATAAACGGTACTATGCGCTCTACGATTTGATCGTAGGGGAATTAGCCATGATCTATGGTCCTATTCCTAGCGACGACATGCATCTTGCATGTCCTAGCTTACGCAGAACACCATTAGAACAGAGACCTCTCCGCCGCCGCTGGAACAAGAACTTACAAAAGTTCGAGTTCCAGTGTTTGGACGTGAAGTCTCCAACTATTACTAAGGTCATCGATGGATGGTCAATGCTCCTCCGGTATTTTACCGAAAAGAGGCGACCATCGGACGTGCGTGAGCTCGTCCTTAATCATGCAATGACAGTTGCACCTCTGGCTGCAGAGCCGGAGGATGTTCTTGAATCAAATCCCTATCTCCGTCCGGAGACGGGGTCTGGTTCAGTCAGTGAGTACACGAG